CCAATATAAGCGACACCAGATACAGGCTGGTGATGGTGACTACACATACTGCGTAGTTCACTTCTAACCACAAGCATGCCTTCATAACGGTTCTGCGAATCGTTTGGAAATGCTGTTGCGTCTGGTGCTGGTTCATATCTTCCTGCCATTATTTCGTTGTAGTACATCTTGGCCAAGCGTCGGGCTGTGCCCTTGCTGTTGGGATCGGTTTCGCGATCAATAAGCAATGCGTCCAGAACACCTTCAAATGCTAGTGTAGCTTCGTTGATAAGTTTTTCTTTATCGCCTTCCCACAAGTAATCGCTGATGTTGTCTCCAGCCCAGAAACGTTTGTTATCACGCTTCATCTTGGCACGGATGTATCCACCAAGGTATCCTTCTTCATATCCGCCGTCGCCGGCCATTGCGTCTAATCCTGTTTCGTTTTTATCTGTCATATTATTTCTTTACTGTTACGTTGGCCTTAAAGACACCGGCCAGCACAATAGCTGCCACCCATGTGTCAAAGGTGTATGGAATCGCAGCCACAGGGAATAGTGTGTTCACACTCCAGATCATAGCAAACGGGCCGAAAATAACGACCAGAATGATCAAGATAACTGCGAGGATAGTTGCAAAAGTGTTCATGTTAAACTTCCGTCCTTAATGTTTTGTTGATAGTCTGCACTTGCTCTAGCAAAGTGAAGTCCATGTTAAAGCGTTTAGCATCATGTATTATAGCACTAACATCCTTGGGAAAGCAAGAGCCTCCATAACCAAAATTGCCATCTGGGCCAGGAACCTGCCAATGAGTATCACCTAAACGATGATCTCCTGCTAGCATTTCGGAAAGCTGACTCCAATTTCCAGCATTGGCCCGGCAGTAGTTGTGTAGCTGATTGGCAAAGATGACCTTCATGGCCAAAAAGGTATTGGCAGCATATTTAAATAAGGCCGCTGTTTTAATGTCAGTGACCTGCACCCGTGTGTTGCTTAGTTTGACATGGCTACGAGCAATAACGCCAAATGCCTCGGCACATTCGCCGGGCTTGCCACCTAGTACAATCAAGTGAGGACTAATGTAATCCTCAATGCTGTTAGTGGCCTTAAGGAACTCTGGTGCATGAACTAAACTATAGCGCATGTCACACCACCAGATACCATACTGTTCAGCTGGTGCGGTGCTTTTGCAGATCACCAGCCGTTGGTATTTGAGATCATTAATTTGTGTTAGTGTAGAATCAACAGCTCTAACATCACAGGAGTTATCAGGATTCTGCGGAGTAGGCACACATACAAAGATTGCATCTGGATCCCAATGTACTAGATCATACAAACTTACGCTGTCACTCTTGGCAGGATCATGAAACTTTACATCAGCAAGGCCTTGGTAGCTGGCGTACACTGCACTACCAACATAGCCCATTCCTACAATGCCAATCTTCATTTTACTTCTTCCTTGGCTAGCTCTGACTCGTACACACGACGACGCAGACTACTGCTACTAAAGCTGTGGTCTCTACCATTGAAGTATAGTTCAATGTTGCGCTTGTGACAAATCTCGCGCCCGGTAAACTCTTTACCTTCGTACTCAACACCAAGGATACGTACATTGATAGGCAATGTAAGTAGAAGATCTTCTAGATCTTTTTCTGTGTTGTAGACCCATACTTCGTCAACATACTTGCTGCCACGTAACTGCATCTGTCGTTCAACAATGCTCTGCACTGGCGCATTCTTTGTGGGGCGATCTAGGGTTGGATCGTTTTGTAATCCAACAATAAGATAGTCACACTTGGTCTTTGCTTCTGCAAGCATAGCAACGTGTCCTGCATGAAGTAGGTCAAAGGTACTACAGGTAAATCCTATTTTCATATTAGCCTCTCAAGCGATTATACGTATCGCTATTATACCATAGCCACGCACTTTGTACAATAGTAGCAAGGTCGCTGTGCTTTGGTTGCCATCCTGTGGCCTGTTTAAATTTGTCAGTGTTGGCAATCAACGTACTAGGATCGCCTTCTCGAATTGGACCAAACTTAAAGTTAACTTTTTGCCCAACTGCTGTTTCGAATGCTTGAATAACTTCAAGATTGCTACTGCCTGCACCCATGCCAAGATTAAAACTCTGTAGTTCACCAGCTTTGGCAATAGGTATGGCGGCCAAGTGTGCTTCGGCAATGTCTTGTACGTGCAGATAGTCGCGTATGCAAGTGCCATCTTTGGTGGGATAGCTATTGCCAAACACAGTTAACTCGCGGCCAAACAATACTTCTTCACAGATGCGAGCAACCAAGTGTGTAGCATTAGGTTCTTGACCATGAGCACCTGCTAGGTCTGCGCCGCAGGCATTAAAGTAGCGTAGCGCAATCATCTTCATACCATAGGCTCGAGCACTGTCTTGTAGCAGTACTTCGCCATCCCACTTGGTCTGTCCATAAGGACTGATTGGTGCTTTAGGATGATCTTCGTCAATAACTTCTGTAATAGGCTCGCCATAGACACTGGCACTGCTGGAAAAGATAAATGTTCCTTTCCAACCTACTTTGTTTAGATTATCAATGAACTTTGCCATACTACCAACATTGTTAACATAGTAAGGGGCTGGATCTTGTACGCTAGGTCCAACTAAACTACTGCCGGCTGTGTTAACAATGATTTCGATATCAAGTGTCCTAACCATGTTAGCAACACTTTGTTCATCACAATTTCTGTTCATGTGTACGTTACAGAAATTGTCTCTTCCAGGAATTTTTCTCCAGTCAACGCCAACTACACGATAACCACGTTCTTGAAAAGTCTTAGCGACCTGGCCACCAATGTAGCCAGACGCCCCAGTGACCATTACCCACGGATTAGTATTTTGGCTCACTAGTGTGTTTCCTGTAATCTGTTGCCATGCGTAACCATTGCTTGCCCTTACCTTGCATAATGTCAATGATACGATTGATGGTACCATCGTTGTGATCACTGATCTTACCCATGTGTTCACTAGGTGCTTCTAACAACTTTTCCAATTTGTCCAAAGCATCATCTATACTCCAAGGAACATAAAGTCTTGTATGGTCATTGGCAAAAGTTTCAGGAAAACTACGATATGCAGGATACAACACATTGCAGCCAAGAGCATCTGCTTCACTGACTGTATTCGAAACCCAATCTTGTAAAGCGCAATTGAACACAACCCGAGATTCATTAACAATATTATAATAATCATTCTTTTCTAAGTCCTCGTAGACTACAAGTTTTCCTGATGCCTGTAGTTCGCGTGTACGTGCCATGTAGCTGTCGTTGTTACTGCGAAGTTTAGCACCTGAGCAGATGGCAAACTCTACAGTCGACTCTGGATGACGCTTGTACCAAGCTTCAATGAGATCCATGTAGAAGTTAGGCTGCTTCTCTTGATCCCAACGAGCAGAGAACACCACTCGACGATCACGTTCGGCAAATGGTCGAATGTTGTTGCCTACACGATTCTGCACTTCCGCCTTGCCAAATGCCAGGCCACTGATGTTGTACAGTGGAGCCTTCCAGCCAGCAATCTTCATGTGCATTACCATCTCTTCGTTGGTGGCCAGTACGCCATCTACAAACGAGTCAACCATCTTCTCATAGTGTCCCATCCATTCTGACATGCCCCATACATGAACAAAGTCATCCGGATCAATGGACTGAGCAAGACAACGGACAAAAATCCTAGGACGATGAGCACTAGTGATTTGATCAAGAATATAAGGTAAGCTCTCGATACCGGGTTGAAACATGTCTTCAAAGTAGATAACATCTTCATTGCTACATTCTCCCGCCTTCATCATCTTGATGAGATTCATCAACTGGCTCATGCCAAAGAATGTGCGTCCGTGTGCATCAAGTACCTGACCTGTTACAATGGCCTGGTCGTTACTGAGAGTATCGCCGGGGACAATAACGTAGTCAATGCCACGCTGTTCAAACACAGCACGATTCCACTCTTGAAGCTGTAGTGTGTAACGTGCTTTATAGGGTTCAAGACCCATGTAATATAGTTTTCTCATATTTTATACACTAGTTCCATGCCAAACTTGTTTGCGACATATGGTCTATTTAGGTCGTCACGAGTAAGGACAATTTTTTCTCCCGCCAAGTACGCAGTAATAACATAGTCACTACTGCTGCCGACCTCTACTTCGACCATCTTACCATTATTGGTGTTGGTCAAGACAATGGACTTCTTGCCTGGTCCAACTGATCTTGGTTGTATTTTCATACGCCACGTAGCCGACGTGCGTCTTCGTTCCAGTTGTTGCGTACACCCTTGCCTTGTCGCAAGCGCATGAACTGACCCCAGGGAGTCTCCCTGCGATAAATGTCCTCTGGGTTATACACATATCCAAAGTCCTTGCAGAACTCTAGATACTGCTCGATATCCTCCCAGGCCTGTGCGGTACGGGGATTGTGACGAATAGCAATCTTTGCCATAATACTAACCTCTTTTTAATTTGCTGAGTAATGTTTGATGGAGCCGTTCTCTCCATCTTCGCTGACTTCAATGAAAATCTCTCTACCATCATAGCGAGCGGCTATCTGTGTAAAAAGATCATCACTGATCATTTCACAACTCTTGTAGTTGAGCTGTAGAACTGATTCTTTGCCAGAGTACAGGTTCTCTAACCAGCGTTTAAACTGGATGAACTCAATGTCTCGGTCATCGTGGAATACCTGGATTCCAATCTTAAAGTGAAAAATGTGTCTGTGCGGTGTGCCAAGGAAGCTGACATCGTATTCGTCGCCTGTGGCCAGTGCTGGATCTGTTGCGGCTGCTGGATAGCAATGAATGCCTTCCCGACGGAATGTAATCCAGATCTTAGAGTCTGCGGCAGCACGACGATTGTCAATGCTTTGCCTTTCATGTGCAGTTATTGAAGTCATTTAATAATCTCGTCTTTAGTGTAAGCATCCCAGTTTGTAAATTTGCTACGATCCATTAGGTCGTGCAGACTATGACACCAAACACCGGGATTACTGGCGGCAAAGTCTTTATCATCAATCTTAATTGTGGCGTTCATGTTAAAGTTTAGCAGTTGTACATAAGGTAGTTTAACACTAATCATAGGAATAAATCTACGATTTTCTGTAAGACCACCTTCGCATAGACCTTCGACTTGTGCAACGTCAATGTCTAGTGTACACCAGAAACCTGCATCAAGACAAGTCTTGATCATTGACTCCCACTTCTGCCACTCATCTGCATCGTTGGTATGAATCATAGGAAAGCTCATGTTAGCACCAAAGTAGATGTGCTTGACGTCTAGTCCACTTGCCATTTGTACAATAGCATCAGCGGAATGTACACCCACTACAAACAATGTGCGTTCGCCATGCATGGGAGTATGTTCAACTTCTGTGCCAACGAAGAAGTCTGCTGACTCGCTTACACCAGATTCGTAATTACGTTTCATTGTTTTTCTCCTGTATGCCAGCCTGCACCCAACGGTTAACCGGTTCCATGCGTTCTTGGAATACATCCGGCGCCTGAAGTGCTGTACGCTGCATATCCCATGTTGTAGGATAGTGGCGCAGACAATACCGAGCACTATCTTTAATTGCTTTTGGAATTCGCGGTGTACTAAGAATTTCTCTTAAAAACTTTTCTGTTTGTACAACAGCACGGTATCGTTCATCTGGTAAAGTCATTTACCCCACCTAGGGAAAGTTTATGTTAAAATGAGTATAAGCTATTTAGACCGCTGTGTCAACTACTTCGAATAAATTTCCAAAGTTAGTTAATGCGTTTTTGGCCTTCTTGCCTTTGAAGCCACGAGTGCCAATGATGTCCATCCAATAGCTGTCGTAGTATTCAATGATTTCCTCTGCCTGTGCTCGGGTTGGTGCGGCAAAGATTGCTTCAACAATGTCCTTGAACCGGGCATGGTCGCCATTTTGGTGCCACATCATTGCAGGATGCTCGCCTGCATCGTAGCGACGATTGGCTTCTTGTACAGCAGTAAGGTGCATCCAAACATTATGCCCCATTAGCAGTGCATAGGAGAAACTATCCCAAGAGGTCTTGCCCCACTTACCGTTTTTGTTAACAGCAGGTAGTACATCATACAACTCTGGGTCTTTGAAGTTTTCTTCTGTGAGCACAACACCTGCTTTAGGAACACCTGCATGGTAAATGCAGATGTCTTTCATCTTTAGCATATCGCTTAAAGGGCTGTCTTCCCAGCGAGGGTATATTCCGTCTGCGACCACCCCGTCTGACCACTTTCTTGTATCAGTTGAGTACTTCTTGTCGTCGGCTGAAGGAGCCATGCGGTACGACCACTTGCTGTCGTGTTCAAAGACGTTCTCAAAATAGACCTGTCCGTTTGCTGTTGCAAGGAATGGACTGGCGCAGTCAAAAGAGATGGTAAACGCGGGATTGACATATTTTCTCACTGCTCGTTGGATATCGGTTAATAGAACTGCCCACTCTAGTTTACTAGTGCCCAAGAAGTGCATCCAGTCGTGGACTCCTTCCTGTAGTAAACCATCATAGCGCAATGCAACAAGACGTTTTAAGATCAAGTGTACATCACACATATTCTGACCACCCATAGCCCAACCATCAAAGTGAGTGTTGGGGTACTTAACGGGGTCACAATATTCTTTCATGATCTGATACCAGTTTTCTGCACTGGTATGATTGTCACCCTGTAGAACGTTTAGGAACTTAGCCCCACCATTCTCTTTACCCTTACGATGCTTCATGAAGTACTCGTTGTTAAACTTTGTAGCTTCAACTGCTTCGGTTAGTGTGCTAATCTGACAGGCAGCAGATGCTTTCTTATCGTGAATAACCCAAGTTGGAATATCAAGAATCATTCCGTAGTCAGCAATGCCATCTAACCACTTTAGCACATTATCACGCTTGGCCTGTGCTTTAGGGCATCCGCTATTGGCACGCCAATCACCTTCCCATAAGCCTTTAGCAATCTGGAATCCACCTGAGTCACCAAGCATAAATGTACCTGGTTCTCTAGCACGTACCATGTCCTCACCGGGGTCATTCTTAGTTAGGTCTAAGTTAGCGTGTCCACCCGAGTACAAACTCCAACGATAGGGAAACAGTGCTTTCTGACTGTTGAGCCAATTCATTTGCTCCATGTCAGTGAGACCCTGTGGGAATCGAGCAGGATCCACATAGTCGTTGTTGACTCGCTGTTTGCCCACAAAGGTAGCATAGAAGCCACTGATTGCTGGCAAGAATACAGCGTAGTCGCTTTGTTTAGCAGTGAGGTTGTCTTGGGTCATTACTTGGTATTTGCAGGAATAATGTAGTTGTAGTCAGCAATGCCGCTGTTAACAGTAATCATCAACGCACCGTTCTCATCACTGAGATTCATGGTCTTATCACCCGGCAAGTTAAGAATAGCAATAACCTGCGCCACTGGATAAGCAAAGTTACGCTTCATGTCTGCCACACCTTGTTCAAACACAAAGCTACCTTCGTGTGTACTAGCACTACCAAAGAAGAACTTAAGATTGCCTTTGTCTGTCTTAACCAAGAAAGTTGTTTCCTCAGCATTAGCCTGACTCTGGAACTTGAGCTTCTGAATACTTGTAACACTAGGAACAAAACTAACTGTCCACTTTGCACCCTTGAACTCAATGGCCTGCAACTTAGCGTTGACAATACCTGCACTCATGAAACGATAGTCATTGCGGAAGTCGCCGGCCTTGTTGACAAAGTTAATGCCGTCAAGTTCGCCGCCTTCCTTTTGTGTTACAGCAATGTTAGCATTTTCCTTGTACTCAGGGATGTTAAGGATAATGTTGAGCTTGCCCAAGTTAGGCATACCAAAGGTGCCAACAAACTCTGGGATAGGGTTCTTAAACTTGGCCATAACCACAACTGTGCGGTTCTCGAGATCCATGGCATCTAGTCGAGTTTCCTCAGTTGTGCCTGTAATCTTCACCAGGTCAATGAAGCCTAGGCTGTGTGTGTGCTGTACGATGTCTTGTAGATAGTCTTTCATGGGGTTCTCCAATAATGTTGTGCTATTATACGTGATTATATTTAGACCTGTCAAGGTTTTTGTAGGTCAAAAACGTTTTCAATTGTGCCAAAAGGTGGTGTTACTCTTGTGCTGGTTAATGTGCCAGGTCTACGAATCTCTAACCAGCTGATGCTGGCATCAAGGTCGTACGCGGCCTCAAGTTCAAAATCCATTGAAGCAATTAGTTCTTTAAGCAGACTGCCAGGTGTGTAACACATATGACCCTGCTCAACAAACTCTACATTACGACTGCGGTCACAGTTGTTGTAGCTAAACATGAATACGCCACCTGGCTTTAGTAAATGGTAAATCTGTTGCAGGTAAGTCTTAATCACATCCACAGGGAAGTAATCAAAAACATTCCAACTAAAGATAAATCCAAATTGGTTTTGAGGCAACTCACCTAAGTCATTGCCCTTAATAAGGTAGTCCATCAAACGAGATTGGTATTGCTCGTTAAAGGTTTCCTTGGTGCTGTTAAGAAAATCTTGATTGATGTCAGCAATGTATAGAGGCTGGAAGGCCACTAGATGCTGAGTCCAAACGCAGTCTCCGGGTCCAATTTCAAGTCCCGGATGATGCCAATCTGCGTATAGACCAATACGTCCCATGATGACGTCTCTAGTAACATCATACATCTTGCGATGTAGCTCTTGGCGGTCCCTCTCAACATCAGTTAAGTATGGACTCCTGTCATGATACATCTGCATGTGACGTTCGTAGATAGCATAGCTTTCGGCAAAATACCGAGAGCCGTACTGACTAATCCTAGCGTCTAACTTAGACAACAATTCTTCACGATACTCAATGATGTTGTCAGCATCTTTTTCAAGCTGTGCCAACATACCTGTGAATTTCTTAGCCAACTTACTGGCATCAAGGTCTTGATAAACCTCAATGGCATAGTTGTTGTTGAGTTCGCCGATAGATTGATGTGCAGGCGCAAGGTCGAGATTTTCAATCATCTCTTTCATGCGTAGCACTTGACTTAGGTGTGGATCTTTCATGAGAAGCTAAACAAATCGTTGAATGTGTTAGTAACCTGTGTCTGACCAAGTAAATCCCAGCCCAGCACTCCCAGCAAGTTTTCGATCTTTTGATCTACTACGCTGCCTTCCATCTCTGTGTCGTTGAACGGCAGTTCTTTAAACCAGTTTGGCAAACGCTTCTCGTCTGTAGGGTATGCCACAGAAGTATAGTTCAGCGGATTAGTCTTAACCTTGCAGACAATAACTTTCATACCGTCAACAATCTGTTGACTGTAGTTGTCACCATGCATCTTACGCAGGTTGTTCCAGTTCATTGCCGCCCTGACGTGGCCTGGCATATTGGCCTTACCTTGCAACTCTTCTGCCTTGGTGTACTTGGTCAAGTTGTTCACCCGTTTAGGACTGCCTTTTTCCCAGGCAGGGCGTTGCTTGAACAAGATCTTAAAGTCTTTGATCTTCTCAACAATGCTGTCTTGTGTTTCGTCCTTCAACAGGTCCAACAAGATATCGCTGAGGAACTCCTGCACAACCTTAGGAGTATCTGCTCGCTTTAAGTCCAAGCCCATGGCCTTAACCTTGCCCGGCTTGCCGTCCCGGTCCAGTCGATTTCCTTCCAGATCGTAGATCAACACAGCATAACGCTTCTTGGTAATGTACAAGCCCGCACTGGCAACCAGTTCACGGCCACCTTTGATCAAGCCACCCATTTCTCGTGGACAGTGGAAAGCACGTTCCATGAAGCCCGGGAAGCTGTCGTTGACTTGATCAGCAATGCCGTCATAAAGTTGAACACAGATGTCTTTGTTCCATTCCATGTTACCATCATCAATGTCTTTCTTTAGTGCGTCATAGGCGCTAAAGTACACAGAGTCAGTGTCACCGTAAATGATAGCATCGCCTGTGTGATCGTACTTGCCGGTGATGGCTTCGTTGACAAAAGCATCCATGTGCTTGGCAATAACACGACCAGTTAGCGTTGTACTCTGTCCAATGCGCTTGTCAAAGAAGCGGCACCCTGGGTTAAGAATAGCACCATACAGACTGTTCAAGTTAATTTTCTTGACCAGCTGACGCTTGTCCCAAAACGCAATGTCTTCCCTGGTAGTGGCAACCTTCTTCTTGGCCTGCATCTCTTTACGTTCAGCATACCAACGCTCCAGCAGGCCAGGAATGATACCTTTCTTGTCATAGGTTAGTATGGTGCCGTTGGCACTAAGAATCCAGGGCTGCCGTTGGTTGAACACCAAGTCCCATACTTCTGCGGCACTGTGTTCTGTAGCGTTGCCATCTTCCCAGTCAATGAACAACTGTGTGCCACGTTCCTGGTTCATAATGGCCTGATACTCTAGGCTACCAAACTCACCTTCCCAGGCTTCAGCAAAGGTCTTCTTCTCTGCCATACGCTGTTTGATCATGTGCTCGGTGATAGTCTGCCGCACCTGTCCAACAATAGTCTCTGGGCCCATGTTCAGGGCACGAATAGCACTTGGATACAGACTGTTAATGTCGATAGCACCAATCCACTTGTGCATACCCTTCTTGGGATAAGCAACATACGCACCTGCTGCCGCAGTATCTTCGCTGTCATCTCTGTGCTTACGATTAGGCACAACCATGCCGCGCTCATGAGCTTCATTGATAATAGCCTGCTCGGTAACAGCCACAGCACCCATAGTGGTCTGTAGTAGCACTGTGTTTTCGTGTGCTAGTTCGTTGGCTAGATCTAAGAAGCGTAACTTCTTGTCCAGTCTGTTTAGCAGTGCAGTATCTTGCCTGTTGTACTCGATGAACTTTTTAAAGTCCTTGTTGTACAGATCATCTAGGGTACCTTCGTACTGTGTCTTACGCTCGTCTAGTTCGTATTCTGAAATAGCATCTAGACTATAGCTATGACGTTCTTCATAGGTGTACTTGCGATACAACTGCATGTAGTCTAAGTGGATGCGACCAACAAGATCAAAAGAGATCTGTTCAGCACCAAAGCGTTCAAAGGTACGCTGTTTAGGGTATTGACCCCACAAGCACATCCGCCGGGTGTCATCCTTGCTTAGTACCCGTGTGATACGATTCACAGTATACGGAATATCAAAGCCTTCGCTGTTCCAGCCGCTGAGTACATCAGCATCGTCAATTAGACTAAGGAAGGTGTCCAGTAGCTGTGCTTCGTCTTTAAACACAAATGTATCTTCAAACTCTGCGGCAATTTCGCTGGCAGTGGCAAAGGTCATGCCTTTGGGAGGCAGTGCCAGCGTAACCAGCTTGTCCAACCAATCCATGTAAACAGAGATGGCTGTAATAGCTGTGAAAGGATCCTCGGGACTAGAGAATCCCCTTGTGGGGTCAAAGTCCGTTTCAATGTCGAAAAATGCTGTTTGTAGTCGAGGCGAGTCCTTGCCCTTGTAGTTCTCTTCTAGACACCTAAACACTGGGTTGATATCACTTTCCCAGAGTTGCTTTCCAGAGTGCGACCGCACCTCCTTACGAAACTCCTTGTTACTGCGAGTGCTAAAGCGACTCACTGGTGTATCGTAGATGGTGCGGAACTTGCCGCGAGGATCGTCGTAGTAGAACAAGTAGGTAGCTGGGAATTCACGAAACACCCGTTCACCATTTATACGTTCTACAACGTGGATGCGATCTTTCTCGCGATCTTGGATAGCGTCAACGTAACTCATTCTTAAAGAGTCTTACCGACAGTTTCCAGAATTGTGTTTAGTTCTTCATGTTCCTTGTTGGTCTCCCCCAACTTGGCCTTGTGTGCAATGCGAATTGCTTTCTTGAGAACACTGGGCTTGACTTCAAGCTCTTCTGCAATGGCCTTAACAGTGTCGGCAAGACCTTCACTCAATGTTTCAACTTCCATCATGACCTGCATGCCTTCGTTGATCAGCTGTGTGAGTTTTGCCTTTTGCTCGGCATTAAAAATACGATCGCTCATTGAAATCTCCTGTTGGTAAATGTGCAGTTCAAGTACTATTATACTTAACTAGTCTGCAAATAGCAAGAACTATTTTACCCAGAGATGATCAAATTTCTATAAGCTTCAAGTTTGGCCACAAAGTCGTGGAAGCCTTGGTCTGAGTAGTAGCGTTCAGAGACCAAAGCACAGTTATGTTCCAGCACAGGCAGCATGTCAACCAGCATATCGTTGAGCTCGTCGTTGGACATGTTACTAATGCGAGTAACTTCGGACAGTACCGCCTCCATCCTTTCTTGCTCATCAATGAGTTGATCATAACTTTCATCAAACCACTTATCAAAAGTCTTGTAGCCAAGACTTTTTAATGCTTTGAGCGTTCCCACTTCGCCTAAGTTAATAAAAGGCTGCATACAATGCATGGGTTTATGAACTTTTTCGTTTAGCTCTAGTCTTCCCGGATCATAAGAAAAATAACTGTTGGCTATGATGTTAACATAGCTGTCAGCATGAAACGCAGGGAAAAGAGTTTTTCCAATTAAGTTTGATATACGTCTTCTCTTATCATCTATTTCGGGGAGGTCTAGTACTTTGCCAGGCACATTTACTAACGCATTGTTGCTAGAATCATAATATGATCCAGGTGCGTTAGAGTAATAGGCATTTTCTTTAAAGCCGCATTGTGCTATGGCTTTGGTTATAAACTCTAAGCGATGCGATCTATTTGCCGAAGTGCCGCCAAAGTATACGAATTTCTTTGATCTCGGGCTTTTATCCAAGATTGATTGCCTTGCGCTACTGCTGATAAAAGGATCGGGGATAATGTAATTCTGAAACCAGTCTAACCAGATTGCTTTGATACCCTTGGTCCGCATTCCTTGTTCGATAGAGAATCCGGCGTCAGCGTATATAATGTTGCTGGCTGGAATATCAAAAAAACTTGCGTTATATTGTACCCATAATGGAGGACAACCGTTACCATTAAGCACACTTTTTATTATACCAAATGATTCCACATTTAAGATCACCAACACGGCATGTTTTGATTGTAGATCTTTTCTAATCCGAGCAAACAGTAGCTGAGACTCAGGAGTAGTGTCCTGGGCCCAAGGGTTCCCGCATGAAATTCGTAGAAAAATGTAATAGGGATCAGCTGTTGGCTGAGATATAAATGAATGACCCCACTCTTCTAGCTTCTTGAAAAAGTCACAGTGGTCATGTAGTTCTTTTACGGGTAATAGTTTGCTTTTCTCAGAGGCAAGAGACAATATCTTCATTGATAAATTTCTGGATGTTTTGCCCCGTATAGTTTCATGAGATATCCAGCGACCTGGTCAGCACTACGCTCTGGACTGCTGCCTGGACCATGACTCTTTATGAGGTCTAGTTGATTTTGTTTAAGATGTGCTAGCTCGTGTGCTACTGTGCGTAAGATGTCAATCATATTTCGATTGCCAACATATACTACCATCTTCTTTGTATGCTCATCAAAATACCCAGTACGATGATTTTCTGCCGCTGACTTTTGATCAGCACTGAATTCAATGTGTGGTAGTTCTTTGATGTTTATCTTTAATGCGCCACAGGCCCACCTGATGAAGGATTTGATAGCAATCTTTTCTTCATCGGCTGAGCTGACAGTGGTAAACTCTCTTAAGATCATCGCTTACGCTTGTTTTCTTTAATATAGTCCATAGACTCTTCAGCAGGCACTGGTGCGGCTGCAGGTGTACCAACTGGAGCAGTAGGCGCAGGTGCTGGCTTAGCTGCCACTGGGGCGGCTGCAGGCTCTGCGCTAACTTTCTTGAGAATAGCCATTGCCTTGGTTGTTGTCTGTGGATCAGCTTTGACTAATGCGGCAAACGCACCAGCCAATGCTTTCTGCTGTGCCATGCTTGGCGCTGAGCCGGCCTTTAGTGTGGTCATGGCCATGGCAAGAGTTTGTGCATCAATACCAGGTAATACACTGGCCAATTGCTTGACATTGAGTTGTCCTTGTATTCCAGCATCAGCAGGAACAGGAGCAGTGCCGGGTGCAACAGCGGCACCAGGTGCAGGTGCGGCTGCAGGAATAACACCTGCTTCTTCTAGCTCTTGACTGGGAGTCTTGTCTTGCTTGCGCCCAATACCGTCTGGACGACGCAGGAACATACCAATGATACGATCCTTGGCGTCTTCCACTTCATCGTAGCCCATGTCATCGTAGTAAAACTCTGCGGCATTTTGTGCGGCATCTTCGATGCTTTCTGGATTAGCACGGCCAGCATAGTGACGATCAATTACGTCCCACATGCCTTTCATTACCGGAGTCCAATCACTGCTACCCCAATCTTCTGTCACGCTCTGTACCTGTGGAACATTGTCAATGGGCATACTACCCATTGGACCGCTGGTGCTCATTTCAACGCTTTCGGCAGCAACCACTGGTTTAGCATTAGGTCCTGTGTTGGCAGATTTACCACTTTGATTTGAGGCTTTACCACCACGCCCTGTGCCAATATGCTTGCTGCCAAAACTTGTGCCAGGTCTACGTGGTCCGCGACTTGGTTTACCAACTTGTACCTGGCCGCCACGGGCTAGAAAATCAGCAACTGCATCTTCGGCTACACTTTCGTTGTTTGGTTCCCAACGTCTACCGGGACCAAATGCCTTGTCGGCTTCGTTACGTTGGAAAGCATGGGTGCGACCACTGTTGGCATATTCTGGCATAGCCCATTTACCACTTTTCAGCTGGCGTATTTTATACATGGAAGCTGTGTCTTCTTGACCAGGTTTAACATTGTAGAATATCCAAGCTACCAATTTTGGACGAGCTTGTTGTTGGCCACCATCGTCGTCTTGATGACCTAGTCGTCGGACATCATCTCTTGACCATCCTGATACATCAACAAATCCGCCTTCCGCCACACCTTGCTGATTATACATATCATGAATTTGTTTAACATAGAAACTATAAAAGCCGCGGCGTTCATTGTATGCTCTGTCGCCCAATACTCTCTTTAATGCTAGTACAGCATCACTTACGTCTGAGCCCTTCATTACTCGTAATGCGTCAGTGACCAGCGAGTCAACCCGCTGTTCACCTTCTGTTACGTCTTTCTTTGCAATTTTGTCATGGTAATATTCACTGCTGGCAACCGTGCCGCCATTCTTTTCGGCATACGCTTTTGCGCCTTCGCGAGTTTTGAACTTTTTAACTTTGTTACTGTCATGTACTACCCAACTACCAGTTGGATCTGCCTTGGCTTCCGCCACACCTTGCTCTTTAACATGGATATCTTTGGCGGGCTTTTTCTCGCCAATATCTCTATCAGCAGGTGCATTGGCTAGGTCTTGGTCTTTCTTGGGTTGCTTTTTGTCGCCCATGAATTGACTCTTGAACTCGCTACCTAACTTGGCCACAAGATCTTCTACAGTATTTTCTACTGCTTCAGTAGTACCCACCAGCTTGCCAGTGAGTCCTTTCTGCTGGTCGCCCATCTTCACAGGCTTGTGTGCTGTGGTGATACTAGCATCGCCCTGTAGTTGTTCCATGTCGCGGAAGCTACTGAACTTTTTGTTTAAGAGAGCGGCCTTGGGCTTCTCGGATTCTATTAGTGTAAGTTTGTCTAAGATATCTTTCATGATTTAACCTCTGTGATCGTAGACGCCAGTCCCGACCTTAATTTTCTTTTTAACACGCTTGAGTTCGCCCCGTTTGTTAGGGCCATATCCTTTGGGATCAACGGCAGCACGAGCGGCACTCATAGTTGTACCAGGTGTCATTGGAAATACAACTGACGCCATTAACGCCGATGTTGTGGCTCCATCTGATTCAAATAGTTCATACAACCTCATAATTCAAAAGTCCCTTTAAGTGCTGCCTCAACTGGTTTATTATTTACTCTAGCATTAACTACTTTAAATTCTCCAGCACTGCTATCAAGATTAACAATTTCGTAAGTGTGTGTGCCCGGAACAAGTTCTAACACTACATTCTCACAGACATACTGTTGGTCGTTGTTCCAACGATACTGTCGCTCAGTGTGAAGTTCACTGTCAACAATTAACCTGTATCGCGGCTGTAGTAACTCCCAGTTACAAAAAAGATCTAGTTGCAGTTCGCACAACATATCATGCTCGCTGAACCTTCAGCAGGCTGCGTAGCATCCAACCATGTTTCTCATGAACATCAATGCGGTCCTGCAGGAAGTTGGCCAGGCCCAAGTGCTTGGTGCCTGCCAACTGATATGCTTCTATCAAGGTGTGGATAACAACTTCGTTGTCGTGGTATAGTTCTTCCATCATCAAGGCGGCACGTGGAATCTCTGTTTGATCTTCAATGGCACTGAGTTCACTGAAGCGAGCAAAGCTGCCTGGAACATAGATATCAAGAGCACGAACGTGCTCAGCAACACTATCAACTGCTTCCCATACTTCGTTGTATAAATTATCCAAGAACGTGTGGTATTGATAAAAGTCAGGACCTTCAACGTTCCAATGAAAGTTGTGTGTCTTGAGATAAAATGCAAACGTAGTGGCCTGCACTCGTTTCATTGCTAGTTCTAAATTCATAGTGTAGTTCCTGTTTCAGCAAGGCTTAACTCTTGGTTGACACCTTCTTGTCTATAACGCTCCAGCAGATCCAAGAAGCCAATGTTACGCAACAGCTTGAACACTAGATTCTCTGTGCCAAACTCTCCGTTTTGTGTCAGTCCTTCTTTGCGATCGTTTTTAATCTTGTCCCATAGCTTGTCTGCGCCAGCCTTATCATCATTGTGGATGACATCTTCAATGGCCGACACATAATACTTGGCCTTGCTCTTGACATCACTGTGAGTGGCTTCAGCACGTTCTTTCTTGGGCTTACTTAACCACTTACCGGTCAACAAACTGTAGATACCAGCACTGATGTGCGGCTGGTCTTCAAACTGTACATACAGTTCCACTGGTTGACCATAGATGCGAATGTCGTGTTGATCGTTAAACAGTTTCTTCTTGGCATCAAAAAACTTACGATACAAGTCCTGCATGCCGTTGGGCGGACGTACAATAATGTGTAGGTCAATGTCGCTGTGTTCTGTGTAGGTGTAGGCAGCATTGCTGCCTGAGATTGTGATGTCGCGCACACGAAGGGTGGGAACATCTAAAAACTTGATGAAGAAACGAGCAATGGCATCTAACTTACCAGCAACTTCTTCATCTAGTTGCTTGCCATTCCACAGCTTGGGATTCAACTGTTCGTTGAATTCAACTGCGCCATAGTAGGCTTCGTCGGTGATTTCTTCTGCCAGCTCGGCCTGAGCATCTAGTGCTTGATCTAACAGGCCTTTGATGATGGCATGAGCACGATCGTTCACTGCTGGATACAGGTCAGCAACAATCTTATTCTTGGTGGCATCATCACTGTGCGGCCATTCGGCACGAAGTTCGCTGGCACTGGTGATGTTACGACGGCCAGCTTTAAACTGTACAGTGGGCAGGTAGTCTAGGTATGCGTGTTCACTCATACCCTTCATCTCTCCGCCCATTCCTAGTATGTACGGAGGCAGGCCCTTGCGAGGGCCACGGGTCACTACTGCATCAGGCTTGCCCGGTAGCGGTTGTTCAAATTTATCTTTGTCACTGCGAACAAATACCAAGGTGGTACCGGCAGGATCTTGTGTTAGGTTGCTGTACTGATCAGCATTGAATGGTTTTTCAACCTGGATGAAATGCCCTTTGGCAACACCGGCAGCATAGGCCAGCTTGCTTTTAATATCAAAGGGGAAAGGACGTTCGCTGGTGTCGTTGGTGGCAGCTACAAATACATTTTCTGCACCGTATTTCTTAACGGCCGCATTATAAAGGGCAAGATGCCCTTGGTGAAAAGGATGGTAGCCGCCCGGCAGCACAGCTATAACGTGCTTGGGTGGTTCTGCTTCTAAGATTGTTTGTAAACGCATGTTTGCTCGCCTGTATCATAGTATTTAGTTAGAATGGCCAGCAACGGTTAAACTACTTTATGCCGTAAATTTTCTCTAATTCGTGGATTGTAGCGTCTGTATTGGCATCTTCGTGCTTGACTGCTGTACCGCCTGCGCCGCGCCAGGCATCTAAGTACTTGCCAAAGTCATCAACCAACACATTCGGCTGTTGATCCTTGTCTACGGCATACTTGTACTTGGCGCTGGTAAAAATAGCTGTGCCGCTAGTACCAGGGTTATAGCGGTCTAGCCAGGTTTTCTTGCCTCTAATACTAGCGGCACCTTCTTTGCGTAAAGGTGCGCTGAGCACAGTAAAAGGAATGTCATGTTGGTGTAACCAAGCAATAATGCGCTGACCACCATTAAGTGGCTTTAGTGTAGCAAAGAAGTGTTCAACAGACTTAGATCCAGAGTTTGCCAGTCTCAGGATAGCTTCTTCGGGGTCTGAGATGTGCTTGTAGCTTTCCACACGCTCAAGTTCAGCCCAGGCCCCAAAGAAATCAGCCTGTACTCCATCCATATCCAGATACAAATGGGGCACGGGCTGTTGCTCTTCTAGTTCATGTAGTCGCATCGACTATTTATTTCTTCTTCTTGGGACGTTCTTTGACGATACGTGCCTTGTCTGCTTCTACAATTTCTTCTTGTGTTTCTGCGCCGCGGCTGGAAGCAATACGTGGCGGCTCTACTTTGATGCCCAAACGGTTACCAATGGCAACAGGGTCACCCGGGTATCGGAAGTGTCCAGTGTGGTC